TCCTTTGGGTCTACAAAGTCATAACCTTGTTGCTGTTTTCTTCCCACATTTTTATAGTCATCATCTCCTTTTAAAGATATACGTATCCAACGTAGTGCCAGTCCTTGGCTTAAAAAGCGATCATAAACATCATCTGGAATATCTAACAGATTAGGTTCCTCGTATGTATACTCTCTAGTTTGTTCTTCTCTTGTTTCCGTATTACGTGATTTATTCATTTTTGCACCCTTCTATCCACGATCTATGTTAGTATATTCACCTGAAGTTTCTGCTTTTCGCTTCTCGGCTGCATACTTCTCTAAAGGTATATTCCACTTCCTTGCTAAGCTTACATCTTCTTGAGTTAATGTAACCTTCTTGCTTTTAGAAGTGGGAGGAGTTCGTGACCCTCCTGCTACTACCTGTCGAGGGGCCTTCTTCGGTTGACCCTCCCCGAATTTATGAGGGAAATTAACTTTCATTCGATTGTCAACTTCTTCATAAAACTCTGATGAACTTGGATCATATCCTTCTTGCTTCAGTTGCAAATCAATTGCTAATGCTGAGGCAGTCATTATTTGATCTTGTCCAAACCAATTGTTATCTGGCTTCTTGCTCCACTCTACTGCCACCGGATCAAACTCTTGTTGTTGTGTAGTTTGAGGTTGGGCTTGAGCTTGCATCCCTTGAGATGGTTGAGCTTCTACTTCTTTCTTAACACGTTCCAGATTACTCTTATCTTTACTAATATCATTTAAGTCTACTTGTGCTTTAGATATTGCCTCCTGAGAAGCTAACATCTTTTCTTTATTACCACTATCATAGGCATCAAGATAACCTTGTTTAGCCATCTCTAAGTTTTGCTGCAGTAACTTTTCATTACTAGTATTAGCATTTTCTCTAAGATTTAAAGAACCTTTAGTAATCTCTTGTTGATTTTTTTCTAAAGCTTCTATACGTGCTTGGGCTTTAATCAAAGCTTCTTCACGTTCTTTTCTTTGTTTTACTAAATGCTTAATTCTTTTTTCAGCACCATCGGTATTAATACCTTCTAACTCTGGTATTTCTTTTTCTTTTACTTCTGGCTGTTCTTCAACAACTGTTTCTAATTTTTCTACCGGCTCTTCGTTCTCTATTTCAAAAGATACTTCTTCTTTATTTTCAGAGGATTTAGATGTATCTATCTCACTCCATTGTTCTTCTTCAGCCATTTTACTCTCCATAGTTTGCGAATACTAAGATTACGCATAGTTATTTTATACCATATAATATAGACCTAAGCAACTAAGTTAATGCTTGTGTCCAATACTGATGGGTCTTTAATAGTCATTAATACTTGATCATCATATATTAATAACATCTTCACACCTTGATAAACAAACTTAGTACCTGTTAGTTTACCATAGCATACATAATCTCCTTCTTTACACCAAGGTCCATTAGGAAATTTTGATTCATCTCCGTAAGATAAGTCACCTGTTTTTAAAACTCTACCTACAGTTGTAAGATAAGAAAGGTCATCTTGTAGTTTACTAGGAATAATAATACCACCCTTAGTCTTTTTCTTTGCAGTAACAGGTCTAATTAAAATATGAAAACCCGGAATACTTGGAAGTTCTTTTGGGTCAGCTACTTCTTCTTCACTTATCCAGTCATCATTAGTTATAGAGTTACCCATATTAGGATTCATCATTAAAACTTAAACTCCTGTTCAAAGAAGATAATACCATCATCGTCTATGTTAGAATTAAACTGATTCATATCTTTACCAGTTTCTCTGTCCCAACCAAATCTAATAGTGTTACCACTTACTTGTTTATATTTTCCGAACAATCTCATTTTACTTTTCTCGTCTTCGTCCATATCAAAATAATATCTATAACCTGCTGACCAACCCGGAAGTGTACTGTATCCATTATTTATTTCTGCAGCTTCTGCTTCAACAGAAGGTTTCATAAATACAACACCACCAATTATTATTCCAGCAATTATTACAATCGCTATCCAAACCATTTTAGTCATCTTCTATCCTTTTTTTTATTATTGTTATAAGTTTATCCTTTGATAGTTCAATACCACTTATGGTACCAACGATCTGCTTATAATGGTTATAGTCTTCTATTGCTCCTGATGCAAGCATATCTTTTAAGTATTCTTTTTCTTTATCAAGAGCATCTTTAATCTCGTCAAACATGTCCATTAAGTTTTAGCTTTCTTCTTCTTCTTTCGTGCTTTATCTAAGGCAATAGCTACAGCTTGCTTTTGTTTATAACCAGCACCTTTAAGTTCTTTAATGTTATACTGATACAACTTGATTACTCTTACCTGTTTTTAAGGGCATCAGCATTTTCCACTTCACTAATCTTAATTAAGTTATCTATAGCTCTTTCAGCTTGTCTCTCATCTCTTTCGTCTCCTTGCTTCTCAGCATCAAGAGCAAGACGAGCAGCTAACTCAGCATACTTAGTAGCTACTTCAGTATTCTTTACTTCAAGTTTACCAGCTGCATCCAGAGCTTTAATAGCTACTTCATCTTCTTTAAGATTAACTTCACGATCTTTAATAGCTAAAGTTGCTGCATCTTTTGCTGCATCTAGTTCTGCTTTCTGTTGGTCTAATTCAATACGTGCTTTCTCATTCAATAACATTTGTTGTTCAGGAGATACAGCAGCTTGCATATTCATATTAGCTTGAGCAATTTCTTGTGCAGCTTGAGCCATAACCATTTCCATAGTTTGTGGATCATTAGCAACACCACTTGCTTGTACCATACCACCAAGTTGTTCTTGGTACTGTAGTAGTATATGTTCACGTATGTTAGCTTCAAGAAGAGGTTTACCCTGAGCCATTAAAGGATTACCACCTATTGCAGGGTCTTCCATGAATGCAGTCTTAAAAATAATATGTGCTTTATGATTCTGTCCCGGATAAGCTTTAATAGGTTGTCCTTGACTTAGTGCCATGATATCACCCATTGGATCTCTTGGTTCTGCTTTAGGTTCCGGTGGCATAACTTGTTCCAGATTGGGAAAGTTTAATGCTAATAGTACTTCACGATACAAAGCTCTTGTATCAAAAGTACCCGGAGGTGTTTGTTGTGCCAGAGATAGAGCCATCTGACTTAAGGCTGCTCTGTGTGCACTACTAGGTATGTTAGGATCAGAGACAGGAGATACATCTACTCTACCATCAAAGTCTTTTTTAAATATAGATACGTCTCCACCTATAACTTCATAAGGATAATTATCAGGTAAGAAGTCATAATTAATTTGTGCCAGTAATTGGAACTCTTCTTTCTGAGACTTGTGTAATCTTTTGTGAATAGCTGTGAAGAACTTACTACTTGCCTCTATCAGAGCCATAGTAGTACCTACTGGTCCTGCATTTGTTGAGTCTGCTATAACTTGTTCAGTAGAATCAGCAAACTGCCCACCAGTCTTTACAACAAAGTCCATCATAGCCATAAGAGTTTGTGATGGTTCTTTGTAGGGTAAAGGTATGATAGCTTTACTTAGGTCAATGCCGGTAGCTTCTACCTCCTTGAACTCACCCGGAGCTATAGGAGAGTTATCTCCGACCATTCTAACACCTCTTGCCTTGAAGCCACCCGGTAGATTAGCAAACTGACCAGCATCTACTAGTGATCGCATGGCAGTTGTTGCTGTCATAGTTAAGTTACCAAGGAAATGTATAAGACCTAGACCATAGAAACCAAAGCCCGGTACATACTTATAGTGTGTAAAGTGTAGTTTCTTCTGGAACTTAGGATCATTCTCGTCATAGTTCCTACGTATACAGAGTATCTTTCTAGATTCAAGGTCTGCTGTTACTACGTAAGGTATAGCTACAGCTTCCTCATCTTCAGCATCTAGATTTAAATAACAATGTTGTTCCAGTAAAGTATACTGAGGATCATTAGCTTCTCCTTGAGCTAGGCCCATGATCTCATCCATCTTGGAACCAATAGGAGTTTGTTCTGGTGTACCAGCTTTAGGTAGGTCTACATCAGCATACATGCCACTTGCTATATCTCTTTTAATATCGTTTGGAGATTTGTAAATGACATGAGTATACCTATCTGCTCTGCGTAAATCTGTTGCATAGTATGACACATAGAACTGGTCTATTGGTATGTACTCAGATACCGGACGTTCTAATGTCATATCATAATAAATTTTCTTGAAAGAGGAACCGACTAATGGTAAGTTAAAAAGCATTCTTTCAAACTCATCAAAGTATTCTGGCATCTGATCAGTCAACTGGTAGTTCATAAACTGTTTAACACGTTGTGCTTGCATCTCACGTTCCGGTGTTGCATTACCTAGTATCGCTGCTTTAACTGGTCCTCCTGAAGGAAAGAGTTCTTGGCTGGCTTTAGATTGAAACTTTACAGCTGATTCAATTAAGAGTGGGTGAACTGCAGTACATGCTCCTTCAAAAGGATCGCTTGTTTCTTGGAGTTTTAAACCAAGAAGATCGAATCCTCTTTCAAATGTTTCTTCCCATTCTGATCGGGAATCTTTATCTGACTCATAACCATCTATAACTTGTATTGCTATCTCTTGTAATTTGTCTTCATCAAGAGTATCTACTAAGTTACTAAAGTGTTCACCTTCCATAGGCTCCACTTCAAACTCTTCTTCTTCACCTTCTATTTCAAACTCAACCTCACCATCTGGACCTAACTCAAGTTTCTCTTCTAGTCTATCAAGTTCTATTGCTTGTTTAGTTCCATCAAATGGATTACGTTCTACAGCCATTATATCATCCTTTGTGTATTATAATTATTATATGGGTTTCTTTCTATTCTACCACCTTGTGCATTACCTTGTGTTTTTAAACTCTCACCATGCTTACGAACAGC